GTCGTTATCTACCGTTTCTGCCAGCTTATTTAATACTTCTTGTAATGTATTACTTTTTAAGATTGCTTGAGCGTTAGCAGTGCCAAATGTTGTCTTTAATTGTTCTTCTAACTCTTTTGACGGCTTAAGTAATGTTGACAATGCGCCACGCAATGCAGTTGTTGCAACATCAGTTTTTATGCTTTGTTTAGTCAAAGCACTTAACGCTCCTAACAATTCTTGAGTGCTAACTCCTGCTTGTGATGCTATAGGTGCGACTTGACCTAATGCTTGTGCTAATTCCGGCACGGTAGTTTTACCAAATTCAACAGCTTTAAACAGCTGATCTGATACGTCTGACGCCTTAGAAGCATCCATACTATAAGCATTTAATACGCCGGTTAATATATCAACAGCGGTTGCCGTATCTGTTGCGCCTGCAACGGCTAATTCACTTGCTTCGCTTAAAAATGTGATAGCGTTCTCCGGTGGCACGCCTGCTGATAATGCGTCATATAAACCTTTTGTCAATGCATCTTTACTTTGACCAAACTCAGCGCTTAAATTCATTACTTGTTTTTCTAATTCTGCAAAATCTTTTTTCCCTAGTTTAGCTATAGTATTGACTTCTGACATTTGCTTTTCAAACTTTGCATACTCACGAATGGCAAGCCCTCCGCCAACAGCTGCAGCTGCACCAATAGCAACAGATGCCCCTATCACCTGCTTAGTCGCTCTTTTAACTCCTTTAACGGATTCAAGAAACTGTTTGTTGTCAGCCGTAAAAACAGCCTTTAATTTATTTGACGTTGTTGCCATATTGTTTCTTTATTTCCTTAAATTTACGCATAAAGTTTCTTTCGCCATCTTTTCTGCCTACGCCTTTTGAATGACGCCCGACGCACTGCGCCAACAAATGAAATATTTTAACAACCGTGTAATTGTATAAAACATCTTCGTTGCTTATGCCTGCTTCTTGCCAAAGGGTAATGCTGAAACTAGCAAGTGTTTCAGCATCCCAGTTAAAGACTTTTTTTCAATTTTGCCATTGCCTCCGTCTTGTGGTATCATGTCCATCCCGCCCCAAGCGTCTTTTAGTATTGTGAAAATTAAAGCAACAGCCTCGTTAAAATCCACATCCCCGAGAGAGTTATACCATTCAATAGCTTCCTTTTCTATAGGTGCAAATTCTTTATTAATTTTATCAATTTTATTTAAATATTTGTCATATATTTCAGGGTCTTTTTTTGCCCATTGTTCCGTCTTGGCAATGCCTTTTAACCGCCTTTTAACTCCCATAATTTTATGTAATACTTCTTTACCACCATTAATAATATATAAAGTTAAAGCCGTTTCAGTAAAATTTGCCTCTTCTGCATCTGCATCAATAAAAGGTGAGTTAATAGCCTCTAAAGCTGATAACGTTGCTAATCCCTTTAAGGGCAATATCTTTGTTTCACCTAGAAAATAAGGGGTATCGCAATATGTTAAAGTTTCTTGCTGATACTGGTCTATATCTCCTTCAAGCGCTTGCTCTAATTCACGAGCAGTTTGTGGCATTTTACCTGACGCTTCTAGGCGTTTATAAGTTTCGATGTCAACATTAATTACTCCGTTAGCCATTACCTCACCTCTTTTTTTTATGCCGGAACTGTATTTGTGATAAAGCGTCGGGCAGAAATACTGCCACGTTGATAATCAGTGTTACTTTCTGATTTTTCGCTTGATTCAACAATATAAGTTGAACCACCAACAGCTATAGTTCCACCTGTTGCATCTAAAGTATCTGTGTCATCTAACAGCACTTCAAATTCTACCATTTCACTTTCATTGCGACTATTATAAGCCACAGTGTCGCCGTTTTCGTCTAGTCCATAATCAATGTCCGCTTCTGTCGAAGTTGTAAATGATTGCTCAGGACCAGTCAAACCGCTCTCGCTGGAAACACCAAATGTTAAAGCCATTTTATAGCCTCCTTTTAATTTGTTATCATTATTTCACATGTGACACTTTTCATGTGCCGTCTTTCTATTTCATCGCTAAACGAGTCGCTTTCCGGAATTAAGCCTATTACAGTAAAGCTGTCTGCCACAGCATTTATAAGACTTATTGCACTGCCATTGCGTATTTGATTACGTACCGCCGTAACCAATCCATCGCAAATAGTGCCGGACTTGTCGTCGTCAGCGTGAGTTATACACATAAGTTCTACGCTTACATTGTTTTGAAACCCATTGGCTACCATACTTTCTTGTAATTGCGCCCTTACAATAACCGCAGGTAAAGAATTAGAGCTTGATCCGTCTGCCCACGACCTAACATCATCAATGTCGTCGCTTGCTTCTAAATACGAAACAAAAGCCGTTTCCACTTTATTTTCAATGCTATATGTTGTCATTATCGCCAGCCTTTCTTTTTCATTGCTCTTACAAGCCCATTATAAAAAAATCTGACCTGCCTTGATGTTCTTGCCATTGCAGGTTTCATTATTTCTCTTTTCTTTAAGCCGTTTTGACCTTTTTCCATCTTAGTAATTGCTGGACCAAAATTTGTCATTTCAATTTTTGACGTAAAACCAAAACTTTTTCTTAAACTGCTTGCCAGTTTTGCCCATCGTTTAGCGCCTTTGATTCCTGTTCGATAAATTGTGCCGTTGTTGCCAAATCTAAATGGTGTTTTCAGTGCTGCCGCTAACCATGCTAACTTGTGCATGCCTCTGCCTCGAGGTGTATATTTAGCTTCTCGCTTAGTTGCAACAACTTTCCATGCTGTTTGTCTGCTATTTGCAGGTGCAAGCCAATAAAAACCGCCCTCTTTCGGAAAAAACTTTCTATAAACATTTTTCTTTGATTTTTGAGTTTTCCTATGTGCTTCTTTTGCAAATCGATACGAGGTTGCCATTAAAAATTGTTTTTCGTTGTCAACCAGTGCCACTGTTTCATTCAATAGGTTTTGAAAATTGCGTTGGCTTTTTTTATCCCATTCAATCATTAATTATACCTATCTACCATTTGACAAATGTAAGATTTGTGTGTGCTGTCAACACTAACAGATAATATCCTTTTGATTACACCTCTAACCGTAATCGTGTCACCTGTTTCAGGCTTACTGTCTAAGTCGCTCGCCCTAAACCTTACAGTCATATCTACTTCGCCATATCTACCCGCATCTTCTGTTCTTTTTTCTAAGTCAAAAAGGGATACAACCGCACGATACTGCACTCCGTCATAAATAACATCTTCTGCAAAATCGTCTGTAAAAAACTCGTCGATTGTATCCCAGTTAAACATTAATCACCATACTGTTTAGGTAATACAGCTGAGACGCCAAAATCAAAAGCAGGGGTAGTTCCGGAAAGACTACCTATTGCTCTTACGTAGCGTTTAACGCTATTCATATCTACTTCAATTGCTTCAATGCCGCTTACAGCAGTTGCCTGCGTAAAAGCACCGCTGGTCACATCGGAATAACCACTTGACAATGAAGATGAATGCTGCAACTTAACATCAAGTTTAGGTGCTGTTCCTGTTCCGGCTTTGCGCTGCATTATAAATGCGCTTGTGCCGTTGTAAGGTTGTGTATCTATTCCCGTGCCAGTTGCGGTTGCTGAATAATTATCAGGAGTTATTAAACTCACAAAACCGTTATTTTGAAATGTATTTATTGCCATAATTGAACCTCTGTATTAGGGGTGAGTTACCCCACCCCATTTTATATTAATTAACCAGTAATGTCATCAGTATAACTGAATGACTGACCGTGGCGAACCATAACATCAACATCTTGTAACGCTGTAATTCTTAGTGTTCCTGATGCACTATTAGTATATGGGTCTGCCATAATGTCAAGACCGCCCCACATTCCAATTACTAACTGACTCCAAACACCGAAAATAATATGGTTATCAGGAATTTGGTTAGAAACCATTACGTTATAACCATTCATTTCATTATCTTCCATCAAGAATTTAGCTGTGTTAGTAGCTTTTTCTGTTGATTTAAGAATTGCTTTAATTGCCGGAGTTGTTACCCAACCAAATGCGCCAATGTCAGCATTATCAGCTTCTATTGAACTTTCAAATTCAAGTATCTGCGCCCATGTTGGAGCAGCTGCTGTACAAGTAACATCATTAACACCAGTAACATTCAACAATCCTTTAGGTTGACCGGATGCGTTTGTACCATTAATTGCGGCTAAATCAATAGCACGCGCTATAATAGCAGCTAAGTCATTTCGCACTAGATTTTCTGTGTCCATACTAGATTGCAGTAACAGTTTACGGGTGATATCTGTATAAGCGCCCAACTGTTTTGGTGAACCAGTTACTTGGCTTAAAGTTGGCTGACTTTCAGAAGTTGGAGCATTGCCCTCTGTGTCAATCCAGTAAGCTGTTGCTGATGCTGTTTGTTTCGGGATAGCAACATCGCCCTCAAGTCCTGTTAACATGGTTGCGCCCATGTTAGCAACAACTAAACGATTACGCAGCTGCTCAATAAATGAGCCTGTCAAAAGTTCAGTATCAACAACATTACTTCCTGTACCGCCGACAGAAAGATCACGAGCGAGTACATCATAAGGCACATAAATACCGCTGGCAGATTTACCGGTTCGCTTGGCAACTTCTTCTGATAATTCCCGCTCAAACCCTGCATCCACATTGTCATCAACTAATGACAAAATGGCTTTTCGCCAACTATAACGCTTGTGGTCTTTTTCACTCATACCAATATTAGCACGTTCAGTTTTTGCTTCTGCAGCTTCAATTTTAAGACTCTGCAAAATGTCATGGCGGAATTGATTAACATCTGTTCCTCGCCCAATAGCGTCTTGCGCTTCTTCTTCACGATTATGTTCTTTACCAAGTGACAAAATCTCACGCACTCTTGCGCTTTCATCCTTAATTGCTTCTTCTCTTGCTTGGCGTTTAACTTCGTTTACATCAATAATTGGTTCTTTTTTTACTTCTTCTGACATAATTATTTCCTCTTTTCTAGTTTGTTTGTTTTCTTTGCTTCTGTTTAGTCCAACATTATAATCAGCAGGAACTGGCACAAAACTAAACTCATACGGCATCCAATCCGTTGAACGATAAACTGGCAGATCGTCTTTTTCGTCAACATACTCATAGGCATTTGTATTTGGAATGTAACCAACACTCACATTTTTCCTTACGCCATCGAGCACATCAGTTTTTATGTTTTGCGCACGCTCTGTGCTTGACCATTTAATGTCTTTTACATACAATTTATTGTCTTCAATAATTGTATTGCTTGCAATTCCTATTTGATCGCCGTTATGCGTATCAAGCATCACTAAACCATCTTTCATTCTTGTTGTGTTTATTTCGTTTTCTTTATGTCCTAAAATCTCATAAAATTCTTGAAACTGATTATCAATCATTCCATAAGTTCTTACTGGCATTTCAGAAGATACTGACAATTTAATATTGCCCTCTTCTGCACGCTCAAGACTTACTTCTCTAAATTGCATTTCCATCGTTTGTAACCTCTTTAGTTTCTTTAGTTAGCCTGTCCTTTTCTTTTTCATAATCATAGCCTAACTCTTCGGATATTGTTTGTTTTGATTTTACGCCTAATTGATTAAGCGTTTCGTTCATTTTTGCGTCTTTAATGGGGTCAACCCACTGCCAACGCTTACCTTGCCATACAGGATTGTTAAACTTGTCATATTTACTTATTGGCAAAGAAGATAACCCTGTTGATAAAAACATTTTCAGCCATTCAGAATAAACTCTATTTAAAAAATGCTCAGCAAGCCATTGTTGGATCATTTTATAATATTCTCTTTCTTCAATCGCACCTGAACGCATACTTGAAAAATTAACATTTTCTAAGTCATTTGCCATCGTGTTATAAGCAACACCAAGACCACTTGCAATCCCTTTCAGAACGCCACGAATAAAATCGCCGTAAGCTGAAACAGGATGTTGCGGGTCGTGTTGTTTCCACTGCACCCCAGGAGGTAAAATTTCTTTAAAGCCTGGAGCAAGGTCTCCCAATAATCTACCCTCATCGTCTAACTCTGAATAATTGTAATTAGGTCCAAAACTTTGCTCATAAAATCCGCCACGGCATGCTGCTTCTCTTGCTGCAACCATTTCAGCTTCTTCGTATTTATCAAGCATTTGCAAACGTGTAAGAATTGGAGTTGTCCAAGGCATATAGCGTATTTGGTCTTCTAATTCTGCTTTGCCTATATGAATAATATCTTTAGCAGGTATGCGTTCCGTATCTCTGCCATAATAGCTTGATTTCGTTGAATTATTGCTGTCAAAATTAAGATGATAAGCTATAGGTTTACCCCATTTATTTATTTCAACTCCCATTACTATTTGATTGCCGTTTTTTAATTTTGGCTCGTTTTTATCAATATCTAAAACTCTAACATCATACCATTTCAGAGAAAAACTATAAGGATTATCTGCACCTCTTACTATTCTACATAAACATTCACCATCTCTTGCAATAGTTCTAATTGCTCTTTTCTGATGGTCAGTCCACGTTAATTTACCTGCCATGTCAGCGTATTCGGGATTTTTACCCCAGTGCTTAAAAGCCTTTTCAATCGTTTTTTCTGCTTGAACATCATGCTTGCCGTTGGGGTCAAGTGCGTGAACATCTAACAAAAAACCTGTACCGACTACATTTTGCTCAAGCATAGTTAAAAATTTAGAAACATAAGGGTCGTTATGCGCTCGATCTCGTGAACGCTTAACAACAGTAATCCATGCGTTTCTTACTTCTTGGGATGCTGAAACACTTGATGTATTCCAGTCGGCAAATAAACGGTTAATTTTTGCTGCGGTAAACTTACGCTCTTTGTTTTGGGTCTTTGGTTTTGATTTAAAAAATTTAAACATTATTAATTCCCTATAAACCTTGTAAATACACCATTTTGCACAGCTTTACCGTCTTTTCTTAATTGTTCTGCCTGTTCTGCTTGATATTCAGCCCGATAAGTTGCCCGAAATTGCATTAATTCTTTAGGTGTTAATCTGTCTATCTTTCTGCCGTCAATTTCAATGCTTTTATCAGACTGCGAGGCTCTACCTGCAATAACGTTTTCAATAGCGTCAAGAACCCTTTTTGCGTGGCTTCTTCCGTCGTAACCAGCTTTTTGGTTTGCCAAACTTTCTTTTATTGTAAAATTGCCAGTTTTAACAACATAAGTGCTTGTACCATCGGTTACTTTGGCTTCATACCAATAATTCCCCTCCTCAAGAGTGGCAGTTGTAGCAGATGAAAGAGTTACAAGAAACACGCCTGCGCTTGTAGTGGCAGTTGCGTCAAAAGCGCTGTTTCCCCTAAATGTGTAAGTAAGCGTCCAGTCAGCTGGTTCAAAGTCAGAAAAAGACTTGTACCATTGCACCGTTTCGCCTTTTGTGAAGTTTTCCGGCTCGTCAGTCGGAATTGTGTATGCCATACTATACTCCTTTTTTTATAAACTTAAGAAGTATAATGCAGACTTTTCTGTTTTGTCAAACAAGTTTTTTATTTTTTATTTAACACTGTATAATTGCCACTCATAATGTTTATTCAAAGCCCAATATCCTGAAATTGGTTCAACGTCGAAAAAATTATAAAACAATTCGTCTTTTGATTTCAAATGTTGTTGATAATACATGTGTATTTTAGGAATGCCAAGCCATTTAGGATAGTTATTGTCATAACCGTTTTGACAACAATAATGCAACAATTTAGTTAATTCGTTTTTTGACTTGTGGTGTTTGCGATTTTCAAATTTATAAATTTTGCACAATTCCAAGCCAAACAAAACCAATCCTTTCGGACACGCATCCCACATGCGAGTAACACAATGATTACGCCACGACTCAGACATACCTAAAATAGCTTTAGCTATCTGTACACACTCAAGTATCTGTTTATTTCTACGCCGTGGGTCTAGAACTTCGGCACTGTCTTTATAATTTTCGTATGGTAAAAAAACTTGCATTACTAACTTTCCTGTTTGTTTATTAAATTATAAATTCTTTTTTACAGTTGCAACAATAATATTTAATTGTGTTATTGTCAATTATAATTTTCATTTTTGCTTGACAAAATTTGCAATTTTTAGTTTTAGATGGGTCT